CTGGCGTAGTTTTGTGCTTCTCGTTCAGCTTCTCCAAGCCAAGCATGTAAGTTGAGAGACGACTTTCGATCTCGGCGAGCCTTGAGTTCAGCGATGAACTCACCTTCACCAATGACAAGATCACCCTCATCAAGGCTTCCAACTTTTGCCAGTCTCTCAACTGCAACGCCGTTGGTTCGTAGATAGTGGAGTCCATCTGTTTCAAATTGGCTTCCAACTCTTCGAGCGTCATTAGTCATCTTCCTCCTCTTCCTCGTAAAAGTGAACACCCTGAGACTCGAAGAAGTCTCGTATAAGCTTGGCATACATGCGATCGAGAAGATCATAGGTATCATCATTCTCAAAGAATGAACCAACCTTTACCTTGCCGACGTGCACATCGATGTACCGATCGATGCCGGACACCCTGATCTCCGGAATATACATCACTCTAGCTCCTCAATCGTCGCAATGGTTGGATCAGCCAAGAACTGAATGTAACTTTCACCGGAGGGATCAGCAAAACCGCTGCGGTTCTTCACTGGAGCCACATACAAGATGCCATCGGCATAGGCCACAGTGAGCACCATCACCGGTAGCTTGTCCAGTTTGAACAGCACAGCCTTCTTGGGCTGTGTAGGCTTGCCAGGCTCATTCTCACTCGTGTGGCATGCTATGATGATACAAGCGCCGGTGTCACGAGCCAGCCGGTCAAGGTACTGACCGATCCTCTCAAGACTTCCACCGCCATCTTCGTAGTAGTCCACCTTCATGATGACATCAACGATGACCAGGTGTGGATGCTCACCCCACAGTTCCTCAAATGCCATCAGCTCTTCTTCGATCTCCTCAAGCGACGGAGACGGGTTGAAATTCCACCTGACCCAATCCATGTCGGAGAGCTTGCGAGCGGCCCACTCAGGGTCTCTCAGAGCCCTCTCACGCATAAGTCTGGAGTCTTGCTTGGTGCGGCGTGAGAGCATCCGTGAAACAATGTCTAGCTCGTTGGTATCGTTGCTGATGTAGAGCGTAGGAATCTTGAGCGTGTCAACCATCTCGCTGATGAACATAGTCTTCATGCTTCCACTGAGACCAGCCACAAGGACTGTGGTGCCTCGGTAGAACTGTATCCCTCGCTCCTTGAGGGAGCGGAACACATCGGGCAGAGGCTCACCGTTGGTGAGCCCCCGACCAACAGCACGAGCTAGCTTGAAACTCAAACGTCTTCGACCTCGTACCAGGCTTCGACATATTCCTGAGCAAACTCATCAGCCAGCTCGTAAAGCTCTTCCTCAGTCATGTCTTCAAACTCTTCGTCCGAATAGACGACCTCTTGGCGATGTTCAGCACCGACAAACCCGTTACTAGAGACGAATGATACACGCTTCACAGCTAACTCCTAACGGTTCTGAAGGGATCCATCCTTGTTTGCCCACAGCGGGCCACACTTAGTCGGGTCGTTCTTGTCAGCCGGGCACATGTAAGCCTGCCACGGACCCTTCCCGGATCGGCCGGTCACCCAAGTACGCTCGCCGTGCTCGCACTCGTAAGTGTCGCTGTCCTCATCATACACAGGCTTCTTCGCTGCTGGCTTCTTGAAACCAGTGCTTGCAGCAGCAGGCTTGCTGAAACCAGCACCCTTAGCAGTCTTGATGTGGCGAACAAACTCAGCCTCACGCTGAGCAGCAAGCTCAAGCAGATCAGAAAGCTGATCGTGATTCAGCAGCTCAAGACCGTGTTCGATAGAAGTTGGGTGAAACACCACCCAACTGTCAGCACCAGCACCACCCTTCAGGGTGATTGTACCAACCTGTCGAAGCTCCTCACGGGGAACCCAGCCAGGAGAAGTCTCCTTAGTGCCATTCTCCCACGGGTCTTCCGTGATGTCAACCTTCTTCGTAACCATGTCATCCTTCGTAATTCGGGTTGAGTGAGTCGTAGACTCGGGTGACTTCGGTATCTCCGGACTGAAGATAGCAGGCGTCTGCAACGCCACATCGTCCGCACTTGCTTCCTCGGTTTGGGAGGAAAACGGAGGCTTCAACACCATTCTTCCACTCCTGAGCTAGTTTGTCAACAGTGTCTAGTGTCCAGTTGCTCACATCGACTTCGTAAAACTCGTCGTCCTTGAACATGTAGTTGAAAGCTTCAAAGACATTGGATCCTAGCTTATGAGCTGTCAAGACCGAGTAGACACCAAGCTGCTGATCCGAGTCCGGGCGGGAACTTCCTGTCTTTAGGTCATAGACACTGGACCACTTGATGCCGAGTGGGTCAACACCCACGAGTACTCGGTCTACGTAGCCCCTGATCTCTATGCCCGAGGGCAATACCGTTGAAACATCGAGCTCTACGTAATCCCATACTTCCCCTGCGTCCGCCCATTGGCGGACGTACAGAGGGCCCTTCTGAGCCCAGTGTTCATAGCCCTGCTGGTTCTTACCCCAACCGGCCGTACGCCACTGTGTGTCGTCCTCCCAGCCGCTCTCTCGTGCCTCCTGGCACTCAAGGTGGAATGCATAGTGGAAGGCTTCTTCAGGACTGCCGTCCCAATCGTCCGTATCGATCCATTCTGTGGCAGTGTGGACAGCACTGCCTCCCAGCAGCCACCAAGCTGGTGGACTGGGAAACTTCTTGATCTTCTCTAGCTCAAACGCCTTACCGCAGTACAGATAGGAGTTGATCGAGCTGTGGCTCGTGTGCATGCACCGACTCTCTTCGTCGTAGTGTTCATGTTTCCACTGTACCACACGTGTCAAGCCCTTCCAGGGCTGTCATGATAAGTCGGACATCTAAAGATGTCCTCTACGATCACCACCAAGGGTCTTGACAGGCATGCTACAATATGAGCATAGCGAATAAACAAGAGGCAGGGCTTAATGCCCTGCCGATACTGATCTACAGGGAGCCCCTACAGGGCTCCCTTATAGTATATACCCCTGTGTTCGTAGGCTCACACCTGAGCTGAGGTCTTGACAGCCGTGGTAGAGTGGTCTCATGAGGTATCTAGCCAACGGCAGTATCCGCGTCCCAGAGGACGCCACGGACCTGGCCATCATGTATGACTGGATCGAGAGCCAGCACACGCTGGCTGTTGACTGGGAGACGTCTGGCCTGAACATCTACGATGAGAACCACACAGCACGCCTGCTTGCCATGGCCACACCACGCGAAGCATGGGTGTTCCCCTACGAGACCTTCCGTGAAGGCTGGTGGGAGCTTCCACGCAGGCTCCTCGGTTGTCGTCTCATCATGCACAACGCAAGTTACGACATTCAGGTGTTCGCAAGACACTGGGACATGGATCAGGTCTTGCTCTGGTCCAAGACCAGAGATACTAAGATCCTTGCCCATCAGATCGATCCACGTGGACGTGATGAAGGTGGTATCGGTCAGTCACTCGAAGAGCTAGTTAAGCACTACATGCCCGAATATGAGAAGCTAGGAGATGAGCTAAAGGATGAGTTCAAACGACTCAAAGCCAACGGTGCAATCCGTAAGTCTGCCACGTTTGCGGACATGTGGCGAGAACTGCCGATTGACAACGAACTCTACAACATCTACGCAGGAACAGACGCAATCCTCACAGCCCGACTCTTCCAAGACTTCCGGGAAAAAGTAGACATCAACAGTGATTTGACCAAGATGGACCACAAGGTTGCTATGATCGCATCCCTGATGGATGCAAAGGGCTTCCTGTTGGACACGGAGTATACTACTAAGCTTCGTGATGATCTCTTGATTCAGGAACACCTGTTCAAGACCATAGCCAAGTCTTACAACCTGGACAACATAAACTCGCCTCAGCAGGTGGTTGAGGCTCTGGCTACTCGTGGGCTTGTGCCCACCGAGAAGACTCCCAAGGGTAATCCGAAGGTTGACAAGGTATTCCTCAAGGCTCATGGTGATGATCCATTGGTCAGAGCCATCATCGAAGGAAAGAAGGCGGGCAAGTGGCGGACAACGTGGGTGGAAAAGTTTCTCCACTACGCATCCTCATCTGGCAGAGTTCACCCATCCACGAATACGCTTCGTGCCCGAACTGCCAGATTCAGTATCACTGGGATTCCGGCTCAGACGCTGCCCAGCAGCGATTCACTTGTACGTTCCTGCTTTGTGAGCGACATCGGGCAGGTGATGGTGGGTGTAGACTACGCTCAACAAGAGCTTCGCTTTGCGGCAGCCAAAGCTCCAGATGCGCGAATGATTCGTGCGTTCAAGAATGGTGAAGATCTTCACTACATTACCGCTGAGACAGCTTGGCCTGGCCGTGGTGAAGAGATGCGCAAGTATGGCAAGGGCGGTAACTTCGGCACTGTGTATGGTGGCGGTGTCAAGGCTCTGATGGAGCAGTTCGGCATGACGTATGAGCAGGCCTCCGCTGTGATCGCAGCTATCCGCAAGGCCTATCCAGGCCTAAAAATTCTTGGTGACCGCCTAGGTTTGGAAGCTGAGAAGAACGGGTACATCACTACTTGGACAGGCAGGAAGCTGCCTGTTGATCAGAACCGGCTGTACTCTGCTCTCAACTACTACGTCCAAAGCGGTTGCAGAGACATCACCGCGTCTGCTATGATTAGACTATACGACGCTGGTTACGTTGACTACATGAGGCTTGCGATTCATGATGAGATCCTGTTCTCACTACCGAACGAGCAAGAGATGGTTGATGATATCATGAGCATCATGAGCACCAAGGTTGGTCCGCTTCTGCTACCTGCTGAAGCGAAGATAGGTTCTAGAAGCTGGGGAAGCTTGTATGGCTGAGAAGCTTGAGCGTACTGGTTATGACTACGTTCCTGTGCCGGGTGAGCCTTATTACCCACAGGGTAAGCAGAAGGCGGGCGAGATGGTAACAGTCATCAAGGAGGATGCTGTGAATGCTCTTGTTCGTGATTCTGAAGGTTCCACTCGTGTTGTTCCGAAGAGCTGGTTGCAGCGATGAAGACTGAGCCTATCCTGCTGGGCAGGAACGACTACCCGGCGAAGGAGAAGAGCGACTACGTGGAGTCTTCTGTAGTGCCTGGTATGCAGGCTGTCAAGTCTGATACTGTTGCTCACAACAACGGTACTCGCACAGGTCGCAACGAGCGCCGGTCAGTTTAATCTGCTTGACAGGCTGAAGATCTTGTGCTAGAATAGAAATAGAACGTCAGCCTTGTGGGCTGACATGAAGCTCCGATGCTACAATAGCAATCATAATTGTACGGGCTGGTTTAATCCGGATAGTCAGCCCATCGGAGCGAAGCGGAGTAGGGGAGTTCGGCCGTCCCCGCTTGCCTCATAAGCAAGAGATCGTGGGTTCAAATCCCACCTGCCGCTACGAGTCCGTATCCAATCGGACATTACCTCTGTAGCTCAGTGGAAAGAGCCGTAGGCTACGAACCTATGGGTCGGGAGTTCGAATCTCTCCAGAGGTACGTTCCGCTGGCATACCGGGACTCCAATGTATGCAACTAAGGGCCCGATCAGCCCGAGGGGAAGGAAGATCGACGGATCTTCTGGGATGTGACAAGTTCGGAACTAGGGATTCGAGGTCGGCCGTAATTGGCACGGCTAGATGAACGCATAGTTGGTTCGACTCCAACCCATCCACAGATGGACAAGGTACCCACGCAGTGGGTATATGCTGCTAGCGCTAAGAGTCATGTCGGCCGCTGTATGACCACCTTGTCGATTTAATGCCTTACTGGTCATAACGGCTATGACGTCTGTCTTCCAAACAGAAGAACTCGGTTCAATTCCGGGGTGAGGTACAATGGAAATGGAAGCTAGGCCAATGGTGGCAAGCTGTCTAGAAAACAGTCATCGGGTA